CTTATTTGGGGTATGTAAGTAGGATGTTTAATACATCAAAAGTCTATGGCATTTGATTATGCTAAAAACTTTAAGAGTCGTTTCATTGTAGGTTGTGGAGTTATTATTAACGGTCAACCAAAGCTAATGCCTATGGTATTAAAAGAGAATGGGCGTTGGAATGGTCATGTTTCTTAGGACAATTATGCAACGGTCAGAAGTAGAAATTATTTGCAATCACATGCTTGGAAGAGTAATTGTATCTTGTGAAGCATTACATGGCGATAGCACTATAGTCATCACATTAGATGACGATAGCATGGTAGAAATTAGTGGTGAAGAGCTATCAGTCTATGGTGAACTAACACCTATGGATGATTAAATATATGCGGTCTATCTTGGTTGACTTTCACAAACCAATCATTCACATACTCTTTTAACTCTTTCTCTCCATTACCTTTCTTTCTTAACGTATCATTTTCTAGCTTATAAAACTTATCTATATGACGTTCTTTGTCATTACTAAATCCATATATCACTAATATAGTAAACTTAGGTAATAAAGAAAGTCTTTGTAATAATACTTTTTGACCCCTAGATATTTCTTCACCATCTCTCTTCCATTCACCTAATAATATATGGTTATTAGTTTCTAATATCATATCAATATTAGATGGCGTAATAAATGGATGACTAGGTATTGCACCTTTAAAAAAGCCAAAGTCTACATGAGTAGCTTGGCTATTTCTCATGCCTAACTCAGACACAAATTACAATACCATTAGAACCTACTTGACAGATTGTTACAGAACCATCCGGTGCTAGTATAGTAGTAGTTTGGCTAAATGTTTCTTCAGTCCAAAAAATAGCTAACGCAGCCATTACTACAATAAATACCCAATATATTTTATTCATCATCAAATCTTTGTAATTGAGCTTCTAGTTCTGGTGGAATTTCTGCTTCATCATCACGCATAGCTTCTAATAGTTTATTCTTGTACCATTCTGATTTTTCTAAATCTTGTGAGAATGCACCTTTAAAAGGATAGCGTAAGTCATATTTCATTTTACAACCTTTTAGGTATCCAATAAACTCTTCCTTTGTTAAACGACTAGCAATAATGTCTATTGCTTCAATACCACCCTGTAAGTAATGCGGTGGTCTATTCACTAAATCAACCATATCTATCCCCTTAGAAAAAATAAATCAATTAACTGATAACAACCATAAAAAAACCAACCCATACCACCAACAATCAACAACCATACTACCACTTCTAATATCTTTTCTGCTCTTGCCATTTACCATACTCCCTTCCTACAGTTACAGACACATAATTCCTATTCTTAAATCTTTTATCCAATGTGTTATTGTAAGTCCACTTTGGCAAAGTAAAGTATCCTTGACTTTCTAAATACTTTAATCTAGTTCTACAAACAACGCATTGTTGCACAATACTTTTAATGCTGCAACCAGGATTTGCTTCTATATAACTTATAATAAACTTTGCTTGTCGTTGGTCATCTAGTTTAGTGTACATCTTTTACTCCATGCAATTGTTCTATAAGCCTAGCAAATCTAAATATCTTGTCAATTGTTATTACCTGACTACCGTATCCAAATGCTTCTTTATATACCTTTATAATTTCTTCTTGAGTAAGTGGTTTAGAGTCCACCATGTGCCTCCGTTAGTTTCTTACTATCGTACTTAGATAATCCTTTATATTCTTCTACAGGTTCACCAGGCACTAATGGTGTTATCTTAATATGATGCGTTGTATTCTTTAAGTCGTTTAAATATGAAAGTTGGTTAGGATGAAATGACCATAAATAAGACTTCTTTAAATCACCGGACCTAACATCAAACTCTTCATAAAGCCATGCTACAGGTTCTTTTTTAGCCATTAGTAAAACACCATCCTTCCTATGTGCGTTTTCTTGCGTTTACCAAACCATTCTTTCTTTGGCGGTATTGAGTCATCATGGAAATATAAAGCATTTGCAACTGGATTTGCATATTTATTACGAACAATCGTATCAATAACCAAAAGTTTAGTTTCCAAATACGCCCTAGTATTAACTTCTGGATGACGTTCATCCGTAACCCCAATAAACTGACCATTAGCATAAACAACAGAGCATACATCACGACCCCAATAACCAGTATGTAACCTATTACGTATGACATTAATCACCCCGACCTTTTCTTCTAGTGTTCTATTATTAACTTCATGGTACACAGCAGTTGCATAACACGCTATATCTAATTCTAAGTTATGTATATCCATTATAAACCTTTAATGATTATCTGGTGTCTAGTAAACCAACACAAGCGTATAATTCTATTATATTGTGCAATTAAGCATAATATATTACTTAAGGATAAATACCATGTGGACAACTCCAGCAGCTACAGAAATGCGTTTTGGCTTTGAAGTAACTATGTACGTAATGAACAAATAGTTACAGGCAATTGGGGATGCTCCTAGAAAGGAACATCCTCATCTGCACCTTCAACAGCAGCTACACTTCTTACTTCCCCCTGAGTTTCTTTTAGTTGCACAGAGCCACTAATAAACTTACCATTCTTACCTTCTCTAATCCAGCCACTAATTCTAAATTCAATACCATCTACATTAGCAGTACCGGTATAGTCAGGTCGTTTAGGATTGTCACCTTTGTCATTTTTAAATAATGTAAACGTATTTGTATTGTCGTATTCAGCCATCTTTATTGCTCCTTAGGAAATAATAATTTATCTTCTTTTAAATCTATATCAAATATGGGTTTGCGTTTCCAACGAGTAGGTTCTACATCATCTTCTACAAACTTCATAAATTCTAACGCTAAAGGTTTATACCAATCAAACCATTCTTTACTTCTTTCAATAATTTGTATAGTAATTCCTTTTGGTGTCCACACTACAAAATAACATCTTGGCGCACCACACACTTCCATTTGTAATTGTGTTTGAAAGTAATAACGGTCTGGAATAATACCATAGAATTCCTGACTGTAAGGGCATTTTGCTTCTATTGGTAACCTGTTTAAGAACCCATCTGGGCTTGCACCCAATGGTAAATCAGGATGTACAATTAACTTATTACCAGTTTCAGTAATCTCTCCCATAGCTTTTTCAAACTCACAAATAGCAAGATGTTCATTAAGATTACCCCATTCAGTCATTTCATTACCTTCAAATGGAGCTTCTCTTAAAGTCATTTGACGCCATAACTTTTGTCTTTCATATACAGCAGACCAAGCATTACTAGCTGTAATAATATTATGACGTCTATTGTCCGTTAAATGACTCATGCAGACTTCTTGAGTTCATTAGCATAATCACGTAATTGAGTTTTAGCATTTTCTGGTAGTTTAAAGAATGCTTCTTTTAGCTTACCTTCTTTTAATGCTTCTTCTAATTGTGTTTTAAATTTACCTAATTGAGACTCAGTCATTTCAACTTCTTCTGGTTCTATAGGTTTTGCAGCATCAATAGCATCATGTTCTACTATCTCAAAAGCATTGGTCCATAAATACCTACGAAGATATGTTTGAACTGCACCTAAGTTTTGCACATCATGACAACCTTTTAAAGCTGCTGAAGACATAGGACATTTAAACTCAATAAACTGTGTAGCATCATCCATGTCTGTAATAGTAAGAATTGCTATGTCTGTATAAAATGTTACTGTGCCACAGATACCCACCTCATTAGAAATTTCTTGAATAGTAGGTAAGAAGTCACCTAACTCAAAATACTTGTATCCTGCAAATTTATTATGACCAGACTTTTTAAGGTCTGCTGTTTGTAGCTTTAATCTTGCTTGCATTAATTTTTTATGAATGCTCATTTATTCTCTCCTGTTGTTTGGTTTCCATCTCGTGCAACTCCTGCATCACTTCCTGGTAAAATTGGTCTTCCATTTTCTCTCTCCCATTTGTCGTTATCTAATTTAAGTTCGTCATTCAATCGTTTAAGAATATCTGCTATATGTTCTAAACCATTCGCCATATTATATACCCCCAAAACACAAAAAGAAATAGCCATAATAATTTAGTCATCATGTTTCTCCTGTTGTTCTAATAAATGCTCTGCTTCTAATTCTTTTTGCTCAAGCCTTTCCATATCATCTAAATATGCGTCTGGGTCTAAATGTCTTTCCATTATATTGCTCCTGCCAATTTACCCATGATTTGTAAGCAAAGCCATACATAAGCCCAAAATGCTACTGCTATTACTATCATTGTTTTTACACTCATGTTTCTCTCCTTATTGATAATATAAAGCAACAACTATATTATTTCTATCTGGATTTGATACGTCCCAAGAGTCATCACCATTATCTACACCAAGTTGATTAAACTTTTGAATACCCTTTAAAAAACCTGTTAAGTCATCAGAATTATTAGCATCAAACCATTTACCTGAACAACCACAAAAACATTTATCAGCTTTACCTACATATACTTGTTTTACTTTTTTCATTTTTTCTCTCCTAAAGTTAAATACTACAATGCCTATCTTAATGGCAAAAAAACACTTGTCAAGTATTTTCTATAAAAAAAATAGTTTGCATATAGAATTTACCTATGTTAGTGTTTTGCTCCATGGACATATTGCGTTACATTATATTAGATGAATTTGACGGAAAACCGCTAAGAGCCTTTA